CTTTGTTGACTTGATCGGTGTGGTGCAAGATTTCATACCAGCCCTTCATTCTATCCTCTAATCTCGACACCTGATCCATCAGACGGGGAGATATGACTGGAGCATATTCCACAGTCAGTGCTTCTCTTAGAAGATGATCTGAATCCGTGGGCAGAGATTCTTTGGTGGTGTAATGGGCGTAGGGGGATATATTGTGCCTCATCAATACATCCAAGCTTTGCCCATATTGATTGACCACTCCTCGCGCCAGCAGTTTAACAGACCTCATTGACCCAGATGCTGACTCAATGTACCCATACAATTGCGCCAAATCCTCATAGGGTGATGCTTCAAGTGTGTCCATGATGTTTTCTCTGAAGAAGGGTATATCTTTGCATAATTGATTCCAAAGGAATTTCACCTGGTTCCTACTGAGATGTCTTTGAGGCCTTGAAAACCACACTTCCAACAGCACTGATTTCATCTCTCTGATGTGATCCCCCACTGAGTAATAAGGAGACACCCACTGATATCTCAATCTCTTCTTCCGTTTTAGGGGAACTGCCACAAGAGGCCTATCTATGACGTGATCAATCAGATGGAACTGCTTCCACATTGGGAACAAAGATTCCTTGGGCACCTCTTTCGCAGACTCCATTATCTTCACTTTTTTGGCTCTGATTGTTCTTTTGAAACTTGAATCTTTATCTCGGAACATGGCTGAGTACATCAGATATGGTGTCAATCTGACTGAGTCAGTTCGACTCAACCATGTCATTGATGCTACCAGAGCAGGATCTAGAGCCACAAATCTCATCTTTTTTAATGCATCAGGCACTGATCTTGTTCCTAAGAAAAGGGTTTTGAGGAACTCTGGATCGACATAATCAGCCCTTCTAACTCCTTCCAAGCCCAGTCGCGCCTTCATTTTGTGGTATTTCCTAGAGGGGTACATGGTATACATCACACTCTCCAGATCATCCTCATCAGTTGGTAATCCAAAACCAGCTAGATGATGTAATAATGATGCAGAGCTAGTTGATTCTTTGGCGGATCTCCAATTCACATAAGTGCCGTCCACAAGCCCTGCACAAATTGGAGTTAATATGGAATAATAACCAAGTGGGGTGATTTTCTCTCTAAATAGGTCATCAAAAACATCATCAGTCATCCAAGGCATAGTACCGACCCCCAGGTTCATGTAGTACGAGAATGCCTGACAAACAGAGGACCATGAGCACAAATCTCCAGACCCACCGTTCTCTCTTAATTGTCTAAGCTGTGAGTATAAGGATGAGATCCGTCTTCCTAGGCTTTCCTGAGGGTTGTCGTCACACACCCTGGCAATGAATTTAATTAATGGACTACTCACGCTGTTCCCAACATAGAATTTAGAATTGAACTCAAACAAATCAGTCATTGAAAATGTGCTTTTCTCAAAACTAGTGCGGACACCAAACAACTTATCCACTGAATGCTTCAGTCGAGGCCAAATTTTATAGAAGTCCCAGGCAGCTTTATTTGCGGACCTCTTATTCCCACAAAAGCTTGTCAGAATCCCCTCATCATCGGAAGATACTTCGAAACTCATTATAACTTTAACATCTGGTTTGTTGAAGATTTGTTTCGTCACTTGGGCGAGGTACTCAAGGTGCATCAAGTGATAAAAACTGGAGGGATAATGTAATATTCCTTGCATCATGTCTGATTTAGAGTAGATACAAGACCCAAACTTCTTAATCAGTGGATCTCCTCCATTTAAAAACCCCTGCTTCAACCTGTTGACTGAGGGAGTTGATAACTCCGACACTGGATTATTCATGAACATATGCAGCAACTCAGAAGGCAATTGGAGGGACTTCCTGCGATGTAATGACAGGATGTTATACGCAAATGTGTGGAACACTTTAGGTAACACGGCTGTGCACATGTCCATGAATTCATATAGGGAGAAGAGTTGCGCCCAGTTGGTCATATCCCCGGAAATCTTAGCTGTTGTGAAACCCTCATAAGATCCAGATTTCACTTGAGAGAAATGCTCACCTATAAACTGATCTTTAGTCTTGTCATTGGTTAGTTTCTCAGATGGGTGCAATTCACATAGACATCTGAATAAGTCTGAGAAGACCCTAATGGCCATTCTACCTCTGATTGTCAGTACATAAATCTCCCTAACTCCCCCAATTTGATTCTTCTTAAATAAGCTGACCTGAATCCGATTTTCTTCTTCTTGTTCAATTCCCGTCAGAACCGTGTCGATATTCAGTGCTAAGTGATGATCAGTAAAACTTTCTCCTAATCTAAGCATCTGCTCCAAGCACTTAGATCTCAATCCAACATCATCTATTTCATCACCATCTTTTGTGACGGTCACTTCTGATTTGTACGGTATTGTGCTGGATTTAGTGGTTGCCATCTCTTCGATTGTGGTCTTTAATAAGAAGCGGAGGATTTCAGTCTCCGAAATCTTGTCCCAATTTCTGACATCCCATCCCTGGAGTGAGCAGATCTTCTCCTTAATTAATTGAGCTGATTTCCCAATGACTGATCTGGAATGTTGGAACTCATTTAGATCATCAGGGCTGACCTCGCCTGACACACTCATTTTGTCATAGTCTTGCTCGGAGTCTTCAAAGTCAGCTCTTTGATATTGTCTCTTGCAAACCTTATCCATCATTTTGACAGCCCCATGACCATAATTCATCTCATTTTTATTATGCAGCATGCACATGTAACTGGCTAGAAGCATTTCATCTGGTCCAATAATCCTGAACCCAAATGGCGTGTCAATCGGTTCAGATAAAATCCCCTGTTCATAATCAATGTGTTCGCCAGAGGGATCTGATCTGTCATCTTCAGTGAGATCTTTTTCGGCAACAGTTTTGAAGACACGGTTGTGTAAGTCCTCTGGAATCCTATCATGAGCAATCATGACTTTCTGATATAAGAACACCATCAACCTCGTTCTGATGTTGTCTGTGAATTTACCAATCACCTTTCTAGACAAATCCTTACTATTGGGCATGCCAGAGAAAAGTTGCATATAGTAATATCTCAATTGCTGAAGGTTTTGGCTAGTGTTATCTTTGTCTTCTAAGAGTATAAGGGTGGCAATCCTCAACGGGCGACGTATCCTCAAGTACATCTCTTGGCAGTCAATCCCATGGATTCCTCCACCAATCTGTTCTGATAACAGCCCAAATAAGGATAGAGTTTGTGGGAACACCCCTTGAAGATGCTCTAGCTTTCTCTTGGTCACTGAGACAAAGTCAGTTCTATGCCAGTTGTCACCAAGCGCAAAGGTCTTTTCAAAGATGTTGCTTCGGCATGGATCACCTTTATACAACACGAAGAAATGACACGGGGACCCTTCTGATCCAGACATTCTGGTGGTTCGAATGAACACATACGCTTTGATGCCAGACACTCGGCGACAAATGAAGTTCTTTGCATCACCTATATCTTTGGGGTTCCTCGACATGTTGTAAGCCACTTCTCTAGTGATGAGCTCTAAGTTGTAGACCTGTCTGAACATCTTTTCTCGAGCCAGTAGGTGGATTGAGTCATGGATGCTAGCCGGTAAGGTGCTGAGGGACACTTTTTCCATGATCTCAATGATGGGGACTGGGGGTCTAGACATAATGAAGAATGGGTCCTCGTCAACATATAAATCAATGTCATGAACATCTGACCTGATATCTATATCTATCTTGGAGGATGTTTCTAACGCTTTGATTGTGGGATTTCCCGAAACAGAAAGCTCTTTTTTGATCACCCCTCTCATCGCTAAGTGTTCCCGATCTCCTTGGCTCAACCTCACTCTAATCTCATCGTGATTCAATCTATAGCTGTCTCGTCTTTTTGCTTCACCCTGTGTCATGGTGGACATTTCCTCAAGTTTATTGAAAGGCATTGATTCACGAAATTCCAACCCTGAGCAAGAGTTGATGATGTAATCATACACATCATGTGTCTGGAAGATCGGGAATGATTCCTCACCATCATCTGGAATTATCATTGGATAATGAACCACTGTGGTTTCATTCTGGATGTTTCCATTTGAATGTCGATTGATGAAGGAGTCCCAGGATTCGAGATCTTTCTCATAGGTCCCAACTCCCAATTTAAAATTCGAGCTAATTTCAATCTTTCCAATGCATCTCTTATCTAGGGACCCTTTCACTTGAATTGGTTTCATCCCAAGGAATTTTGACCTTAATTGATCAACAAGCTCAGATTCTTCATGAGAAGAAAATGCACCAAACTTTGACTCAAACTCGCTTTTGATCTTCAGACCTAACCTATAAGCGCTTGTCAACTTCATTCTATTATGACCAGCTGCCATGGGGCCATTTATGGTTAGAACAGTTGTGGGTGTGACAATCAAGACCTCCATTCGTTGTACCAGTTCAGATTCAATGAGGGAACTGTACTTCCATGCTTTGTTGATCAACACTTGTTGTGCAACTGCCTCATCGTTCCACCTAGTGGTCCCTATCTCAATGATGTCGATCCCGTTTTCAGTGTGGAGGACGATGTCTGGCGTGAACCCCCCAACCTCTTCACTCTCAGCGATATCTGTCAAACAACATTGAACCAAATTGTGAGGCAATCGATCAACCTCTCTCCTTTGTAGAATCACCGGCTCATTAACTTTACCACCAAACACGGTTGAGGCGTCTCTCACTTCCATTCCCAGGATGAGTTCAACAGCTTCCCTATCATCCATGAAGCGATAGTTCAAACTTAGTGCTCGGACGGGTGGTAGGGGTGTGACACCGTTGGGAGAGAAATCTAGCTTAGCTGTGCTACCAAAGTTTTCATTTAAATTCATGTTCCGAC